CGTATAGTCTACGATCGCGCTCATTGTGTCACCTCATCAGGCCTTGACCACCAGGGTGGTGTTGCCGCCGGCCACGACGAATCCGGTCTGCTTGTTCACCAGCGCCACGGTAATGTACTTACCGGCGGTCTGGCTCGCCAGCGTCGCGGGGTTCTTGGTCATCTCGACCCAGGTCTTGGCGGCAGGCGGCACTGCGCCGTAGGTCAGCGATACGGCGGCGCTTTCACCGGTGCAGTACACCAGCTTCAGGCCTTCCTGCAGGGTGCCGTCGCTCCAGATACCCTTGCCGGCAACGGTGATGACGCTGTCGCCGTCATCCTCGGTTCCGGCTACACTGCTGACAGTCAGGCTGCCCAGAGAGGGAGCCGCGCCCAGGCAGGCATACACGCCGGCCTGCCGCTGATTCAGCACGAACGCGCCGTAGTAGTACCGCTCGTAGTACAGATACTTGCCCTTGCTCTGCGCGGTGGGCGCGCTCAGCATGGAAGTCTCGTACTTGACGGGGGCGGCGATGGCGCCGGTGTCGACGATCATCAGGTTGATCTGCTGCGCGTTGGCGCTGTCGACAGCCCAGCCCTGCGTGAAGGTATACGCGGTCTTCATCATGTCCGCGGGAACCTCGACGATCCGGATGCCGTCCAGGCTGGCCACGTTCCGGTTCACGGCGTTTTCGCCGTTGGTGACCTCGATGAACCGGGTCAGACCGGTCGCCTGCTTCAGCAGCTTGTAGGTTCCGGGCGTCATGTACGCCACGCACCGATCCCGGCTCACGCGCTGGTTGGCCATGTATTCCAGACCGGCATCCCACACGGTCAGGATGTTGGAGGCGTCCAGGCTGGTGGTGCCGCTCACGCCGCCGTACTGGCTGGCGAAGCTGGCCAGCTTCATGGCCAGGAAGGCGTCCATCTCCGGGATCTTCTGGAATTCCGCGAAGGCGCGGGTGATGTTGCCGATGGTGGCCACTTCGTCGGTCTCGACGATGTCCATGGGATCCACCAGAGTGTCCCATTCCCGATCCATCTGCAGCTCCACGGCCTGATACTGGTTGTCCCAGTTCCGGCTGAAATTGCCGTCAATGGAATCCCGGTTCACGTCCTTCGCGCCGCTGACGCTCAGGGAGGGAATATACATGGTCTTGCCCATGCCGGTCTTGTAGAGGTTGCTGTTGGGCGAAGCCCAGATCGCGCCGAAATAGCTCTTATAGGGATACGCGTTAGCGATCGCCTTGCTGTATTCAGCAGCATAGTTTACGTTAGGCATCTTTCATGCTCCTTTCATTTCCGGGGAGCGAATCCCCATGCTTTTTCGAATCCTGCCACAGCGCCTTCCTGCCCCTTGGGCATGCTGCCCTGGGTGCCTGCCCCAAACTGTGGCTGCCGGGGCTGGCCGCCGTCGGTGTTGGTGAAGTATTCTTCGTACTTCCCCTGAATCTCCGCCAGCTGATCCTTGACGGGTTTCGCTCCGTCCTTGCGGTCGATCATGCCATAGACCGTCTGGAAGAACTTAGGCTTGACGCCTTTGAACTCCTCGGAATCCCGGGCGGCCTGCATGGTCTTGTAGGCGTCGAATTCGCCCTGCAGGGCCTTGTATTCGTCGCTTTCCTTCACGTCGGGCGCCTTGAATCCCTTTTCCCATTCGGCTTTGGCGTTCTCGATGGCGGTCTCCTGGGCCGCCTGCGCTGCGCTCTTGGCGATGTAGCCGTCATCCAGTGCCCGGCCGTACAGGCTGAATACCTGCTCTGTTCGCTGTTCCGGGGTCAGATTCTCTTCTGCCATGATCTTGCCGATCGCGCCGCGGGTAAAGATGTTAGCCATCTACTCCTCCTTTTTCCGGCCTGATAGAGTGATAGGCCGAGTGCGTGTTTAACGCCCCGCCGGGCTTGATGGATCGGGCGCCGCCCAGGGAAACCTCAGACGGAAGGTGATGCAAAGGCGGCTGCCCGAATGGTATGAAAAAACCGCGCTGCTTCCAGTGCGGTCAGATCATCGGTAAAACTGTGTTTTCCTGCGTTTTATGATCGTTATTTGCGGATTACCCGCAAAAACGAGCCCTTAACAGTCATGAATGCGTGTTATGTTTTCTTTGTCCCTCTTTTTGCGGGCTGTTTTGGCGTCTCAGGCGGCTTCTCCGCTGCAGATGGGTTCGCCTTCGCCAGGAAGTCCGCGGGCAGTCTGGCCCCGCAATTGATGCAGAACAGTTCACAGTTTACGCTTTTCAGCCTTTTGTGTTCGCACATACTTGCAATCCTCCAATCAAAAAACCGCCTTGCGGTCCGCAAAGCGCTCAGGGTATAATTCTGGCATCCTGTCGGGAAGGAGGTGACGTCATGCCAGTAAAAGTTATTGGGCCGTCGGACGATCAGTTAAAGCAGAAGATAACAGACGCGGCAAGAAAGAAGAAGATCACAGTTCATTGTCCGTACTGTCATTCGGAAGTATCACTTTCAGCCGATTGCCCGAAGTGTCCATGTTGTGAAAAAGAGATTGCTATCAATGTTTTCGTCAAATAAATTTGATCTCAATCTCTTTCAACCGTGAAGCCAGCGCATCAGCCAATGCGTTGGCTTTTTCAATCAGCCTGGCAAGCTCTTCTGCCTTGCTCATAAGTTCCTGCCGTTCTTCCTCCGGCCATTCAGCATGCACTTCAACTGTTAATTCTTTCTTCTTCATCTGACTTTGCACCTTCCTCGCCTTCCTGGAATGTAATTGAATCGCAGGTTATCGTCAGCGTGATTTCCGCAGGGTCAAGGGGAGTGGCCACGATCACGATCTTCTCTATGCCGCGCGTAATGTCCACCCCGTCCCGAAAAACAGATCCAATTCCTTGACCGTCTAACTTGATGTCAAATTTCGGGCGTGCCATCAGTTCCTCCATCAAAAAACCGCCGGCATCAGCTGGCGGGTTTCTTATTCATCTTTATGTTTCAACCACTCTTCGAAACTCTTCTTTGCTTCTTCAGGAGCGTCATCTTTGATTTTTACGCCATCAAAGAAATCTTTCCCATTTTCACGTATATACCATTCAGGATTTGTGGCCCAGTACATGGTCTCAAGAATTGCCTCGGCTGTTTTCATGGGAAAGTCACCTCCTCTCGCTGATTATTGTACGACACCTTTGAACAATAGTCAATGCCTCTTGATTATTTGTCTCGCTGTAAAAAGCATTGAATGCTTCAGCAATACATTCGCTTTCACGTTCATAAGCATACAGAGAAATCTGCAACGGATCAATGCCTTCGGTTAATTCACTGAGCGATAGTTTGTACAGATCCCGAACAAGATGCCCGGTTTCGTGGAATCCAATACCCTTTGCTGTCGTTCCAGCAGGAAACAGCTTCTGAGAAACACATCTCTGATATTCTTCTTCCAGTGCCTTTCGATTTCTGAATGCGTTATTATTGATATAAAGCGTTCTTCCTCGAACCTGTGCAAAAGTATTATCTTCAAGATAACTGTTGCTCAGAATCAAACCTTTTCGAGGATCAGAAAGCAAGGGGAAGTCTTTGCAGACAGTAGAAACAGAATCAATCATTTCAATAACGGTTTGTTCAGAACCTTCAAACCGCTTGAAAGTGTTAATGTCAATATTAACCCCCTTCGAGTTTGCGTATTCAGATATTGAAGCCAGCCTTTCCACAGGTATTCCGCCATCACCGGCCGGCCAGTCTGTTTTACGCTGGCTTTTCAGAGGTTCCGAAGAAAAGTATTCAAACGGCCCTTTCGCGGCTCCGTCCCACTTCGCGTCCACCGGCGTCCATTCCCGGCTGCGCTGGCGGTGCCTTCCGGTCTGGTCGCAGAAGTCGTCAATCTTCCCGCTGGCTTCCTTTGCTTTGGCCTTCGCGGCTTTGATTTCTTCCTCCGGCGCGCCCTGGGCTTTCAGCTGCTCCACCTTTAGCCGCTTCTCCCGCAGATCCCGCTCCAGCTTCCGCTGTTCCTGACTCTCCGCGTACGCCTGTTCATTTTCCTCCGGATCCTGCGGCTGTCCCTTCAGCGTGGAAAATCCGGGAATGAAAACCATGGGATAGTGTTTGCAGTTGACGCCGAAGAGCCCGGCGGCCTCGCCGTAGCTGGTTTCGCTCTGGGCGTAAACGTGAACCTTATTTCCGTCCAGATCCTCCACCTCGCCGGACCAGTCGCATTTGCTGATGACCTTTCCCTGCCATGGATAGCACAGCGGCCGTGCGCCGTTGTGGCTGCTCACCTGATACAGGTCGTTCCCGTATGCCTCGTTTCGCTCCATGACGGCTTCCCGGGCGGTGTTGAACATGGTGGTCTTGATGTCCATGGCGGCATACGTTTCCGGCCGCCACCGGTG